GATCTATCCCTAAGCCCTTAGCAGCTACGATGGTAGACGAATACAAAGGCCAGGGCGGCAGCTATCTGGTCGATCTCAAAACCGGCAAGCGAAAGCTCGTCGAGCGGACCCAGCCGGCCCCTCATCCAACCCTCGAGGTAGCCTCCAATGGCATCAGTTCTGACTCGCCGGCGCCTGATCCTGGCGAAGATTGAAAGCACTTACGGGACCGACTCTTCGCCGACTGGCAGCAGCAACGCGATCCTGGTGCGCAACCTCGAGATCCAACCGCTGGTTGCCGATACGGTGAACCGTGATCTGGTGCGGCCTTATATGGGCCAAGCCGATCAACTGTTGGCCCAAACCCGGGTTGAAGTCAGCTTCGAGGTTGAGCTGGCTGGCTCTGGCACGGCTGGCACCGCTCCGGCTTATGGCCCGGTGCTGCGCAGCTGCGGCTTGAGCGAGACGCTGGTCACCAGCACCAGCGCCACCTATGCGCCGGAGAGCAGCGGCTTTGAGAGCTGCACCATCCACTACCACGAAGACGGCATTCGCCACAAGCTGACGGGCTGCCGCGGCACCTTTGAGATTTCCGCTGAAGTCGGCGCGATCCCTTCGATCGCATTCACTATGACCGGCATCTACAACGCCCCCACCGACGAGACGCTGCCCACCCCGACCTACGCCAACCAAGCAGCCCCGCTGCTGTTCAAGGAAGGCAATACCACCAGCTTCTCGGCGTTCTCCTATAGCGGTTGCCTACAGTCCTACAACTTCTCGATGGCAAACGATGTCATCTATCGCGAGCTGGTCGGTTGCTCCAAGGAGATTCTGATCACCAACCGGGCACCCAGCGGCACGGTCGTCATCGAGGCGCCGACCATTACAGCGAAGGACTTCTTCGCGATCGCCACTGGCAGCAGCACTGGCAGCATCACCTTTCAGCACGGCACCACTGCCGGCAACAGGTGCACGGTGACCACCGCGCAGTCTGACCTGGGCAATCTGACCTACAGCGATCAGGACGGCGTGCAGATGCTTAATATGCCTTTCATTGCCGTGCCGACCAGCTCGGGCAATGATGAGCTGTCCCTTGCTTACACCTAAACCGCGTGGCATTCGTCCTCAAGCAGTCTGATTCCTACATTTGGCCGGTCACCTTCGACATCCCTGTCGATGGCGGCCGGCATGAGCGGCAAACATTTGACGGCGAGTTCAAGCGCCTGCCACAGAGCAAGATCGGCCCGATGGTGGCCGAGTTGCAAAAGCTCGAGGATTTGGGTGAGCTGGAGCGCATCACCGAGATCTCGGCTGATGTGCTGGTCGGCTGGTCGGGTGTGACCGGCGACGACGGCAAGGAGATTCCCTATAGCCAGAAGGCGCTCGGGCAACTGCTCGAGGTGCCCTTCCTGGCGGTGGCCGTGTTGAAGGCCTACATGGACAGTATCAAGGGAGCCAAGAGAAAAAACTGACAGAGGCCGCCGAGCATTGGGCCGGCGGCGGCGTCAAAGATGACAGCCAAGACGATGCCGTCATTCTTGGGGTAGAGCTACCAGAGCAACCCCGCACTGATGACTTTGAGGTATGGGAGGAGAACTGGCCGGTGGTTGAGATGTTCCTGCGAGTGCAGACGCAGTGGCGCACGACCATGAGTGGTGTGCTGGGGTTGGACTATGGGGCACTAGCTTGGCTGTTTATGATGTATGAAGTACAAGACCAGCGCGAGCTCCTGGAGGACCTGCAGGTGATGGAAGCAGCGGCGATGGTCACGATCAACAGCAGGAGCAGCTGACATGGCGATGAACATGGACGCTATGCTTCGCATCAAGGCTGACGTCCAAGGCGAGAACAACATCCGCCGGCTTGGCAATTCCATGCAGGGCCTACAGGGTCAGGCAAAGAACGCTGCTCTGGGATTCAACAGCCTTAAGGGCGCAGTGGCGGGCTTTGGGGCGGCCATTGCTGGCAGCGCACTGGTGGCAGGTCTGAGCGCGGTTGTGAAGAAGTCGATTGATGCAGGCGATGAGCTGTTCAACCTGCAAGCCAAGACCGGCGTGGCGGCTAATGCGCTGATTGGCATTGGCAACGCAGCCAAGCTGGCCGACGTGGACGTTGGCACGCTGGGCAAGGGATTGACCAAGCTCAACGTGAACTTGGTCAAAGCGGCTGAGGGCAACGAAGATCTAGGGCGGAAGTTCCAGGCGCTGGGGGTCAACGTCAAAAACGCGAATGGCCAGGTGGTGCCGGCCGATAAAGCGCTGAAGCAGATTGCTGATCGTTTTGCCGACATGCCGGACGGTGCGCAGAAGGCGGCCGCAGCGGTAGCACTGTTTGGCAAGTCTGGCGCTGATCTAATTCCGCTGCTGAACGAAGGCGCGGCCAGCATGGAAGAATTTACTTTTAAAATAGGTGAGGATTTTGCGGCGCGATCTGATATTTTTAACGACACGCTTACCGAATTTGGCATCAAGACCCAGGGGTTTGGACTAGAACTAACCGACGCATTGCTGCCCGCGTTGCAGTCAATCCTTGAGGTGTTTGGCGAGTTATTTAATACTGAAACTGATTGGACGGACTTGTTTAATGTCATCAAATTTGGCATCAGTGGCCTAGCGGCTGTGCTGTTGGCCATGGTCAAGTTGGTCGATGAAGCTGTTCGGTTAATTGGGTCATTTGCAAAACGTGCTGCATTGGCGTTTAAGGGTGACTTTGCCGGGGCCACAGCCGAGGCGGATCGATTTGGGGCTGATTTCATGAAGCGGTTCCAAGCCAATATGGGCCAATTTCAAAGATTATTTACTGATGCCCCATCTCCTGGCACTGGTAGGCGCACTCGGGGGCGCAACCTGGAGCTTGATACCAGTACCGCCGATGCAAAAGCGGCGACAGAGGCTAAACGTAGAGCAGCTGAAGCCAAGCGCGCAGCGGCAGAACAGGAGCGCCTTGAAGATCGTCGCGCCACCCTGACACAGAAGGCGATCGGCCTGCAGGATCAACTCCGCAACAGCATCGCAGATGTAGTCGCGGCTTATGAAGGCGTCGGTGCAACACCTACCGAGCAACTGTTTTTGGATCGCAACGAAGCGATTACTGAGAACGATCGGCAGGTGAAGGCGCTTACGTTGAGCGTGGTTGAGTTGGCGCGTGAAGTCAATGCAGCCGGTGGCTCATTGGACGTCAAACCGTTTGCGGATTTGATTGACCGCCTATCGGCCGCGAACGTGGCCCTGGCAGACAAAGAGTATCAGCAGGGGTTCTCCGACTATTGGCTTTCCCAAGCCGATGCTATCAAGGAGGCAACTGCAGCAGCGTGGGAGTTTGCGCGCGCGCAGCAATACAACGCCGACATCATTGGCGGCCTGCGTGATGGCATTGGCTCTTATGTTGAATCGGTTGGTACCATGCGCGAAGCAACTGCCCAACTAGCGCAGACGGGCATCAAGGGTGTTGAAGATGCAATCTTTAGCCTGATGACGACCGGCACCGCCAACTTCAAAGAGTTCGCTGCCGAGATCCTGAAGCAGACCGCACGGATGATCATCCAACAGCTGATCCTGAAGACAATCATGCAGGCGCTCGGCGCGATTGGCGGCGGCGGCGGCGGCGGGCTGGGTGGAATTGGCGCGTCTACGCAATTCAACGCAAGCGGCGTTAACTTTAATCCCGCCGCGTTCTCAGGGCCGAAGCTGTTTGCAAACGGCGGCATCATGACCGGTGACGGTCCTGTACCGCTTAAGAAGTACGCATCGGGAGGCATTGCCAACTCCCCTCAGTTGGCGCTCTACGGCGAAGGATCTAAGCCCGAGGCCTATGTACCCCTCCCTGATGGTCGGCGCATCCCTGTGGCGATGCAAGGCGGTGGTGGCGGTGGCAACACCAGCGTGGTGGTCAACGTGGACGCCAGCGGCAACTCCAACGTTCAAGGTGACCAAGCACAGGCCAAACAATTAGGGGTTGTCGTTTCGGCTGCGGTGCAGGCAGAATTGGTGAAGCAACAACGCCCTGGTGGCCTCTTGGCCGGAACCCGACGCTGATGGCAACCTTTACGTATACGCCAAGTTTTACGGCTGACTTAGAAGAGCAGCCGATTGTCAAGAGCGTTCGATTCGGTGACGGGTATGAGCAACGCCTTGCTTATGGTCTGAACACACAACCTAAGAAATGGTCGCTGCAATTTGCTAATCGTAACGATACAGAGCGCGATAATATCTTAACATTTCTGCGAGCCCGTGGTGGTACTGAGTCTTTTGACTGGACGGATCCCAATGGCTACGCTGCAAAATGGCTATGCCGTGGATGGAATACCAGTCAGGTAAGCTGCAATTTTAACAATATCAGCGCTACGTTTGAGCAAGTATTTGAACCCTGATGGCATACGCAAGCTGGGCCGCTACCACCAGTTACGCCGTCGGCGCCATTGTCCGCGCCACGACGGTGCAGGATTTTGGCTTGGTTTTCAAATGCACCACAGCGGGCACTTCTGGCGCGAGCCAACCGGCATGGCCAACGCTGATTGATGGCACCACGGTTGATGGTACGGTCACCTGGACGGGGATCAGCGCGGTCTACGAAGACCTCAGCGTGTTGGAACCAAACGCCATCATCGAGCTGTTCCAACTGCACCTTGACGCGACGCTGCATGGCAGTTCAGATATTTACTACTTCCACAACGGCGTGAATGCTGCCGTGACCGGCAACGTGGTCTGGAACGGCCAGTCTTATGTGCGCCTGCCGCTTGAGGCCACTGGCTTTGACTACAGCAGCAGCGGCAGTTTGCCCAGGCCCAAGCTAACGGTCAGCAACATTGGCAGCAGCATTACCGCCTTACTGCTTCAGGTCAACCTGATTACCACAGGTAATGACCTTGGTGGCGCCAAGGTGGTTCGCATCCGCACTCTTAAAAAGTATTTGGACGGTGCAGCCGGTGCCGATCCCCACGCCAAATTTCCTGACGAGATCTGGTATGTAGACCGCAAGTCAAATGAAAACCGCGCCGTTGTCGAGTTCGAGCTGGCCAGCAAGTTTGATCTTGTGGGCGTCATGCTTCCCCGGCGTCAGGTCATTGCCAACATTTGCCAGTGGGTTTATCGCGGTGGTGAGTGCGGTTACACCGGAACTGATTATTACGACATCAACGATAACAAAGTTGCATCTAGTGGCAGCGATGTGTGTGGCAAAAGGCTGAGTAGTTGTAACGTTCGATTTACTCCATTTACATTAGATGGAGGCGTGACTAACGGGAGCACAACAATGACCGTTGCATCTTATTTTAATTTCAATGCGGGGCAAGCCGTGTCTGGGCTTGGCATTCCAGCCAGCACAACAATTAGTGCAATTGTTGACGCCACAACTTTAACTTTGAGCCAGGCTGCAACAATGACAACATTGTTGACGAAAACAGGAACAGTTGATGTAAGCTCTGCCTCCATAGTTGTTTCAAGTAACACGGGAATATCAGTTGGTCAGGTCGTGATTGGTACTTACATTGCGGCAAATACAACTGTCACTGAAATATCAGGAACAACAATAACCATAAGCAATAGACCTTACACCATTGCTCGAAGTGGGACATATGTTCCCACGGTGCAAAACTATAAGATTTGGCGCGGGGCACTCGCAAGGTATGTTGTTGTTAGCCAACAAATTAACATTGATACGGCAAGCCTTAGCGTCGGAATGCGTGTTTTTGGTAGCAACGGAATTGATACAACAATTTCAGCAATAGACTCGGGTTACATTCAAATAAATGGATACGGAAATCTAGAAAGGGATCAATCAGTCGTTCAGTTGTACTTCTTCCCAGCGTCTCCATCTTCTGCAACTTACACATTCACTTCTAATGCTAAATACACATTTAGAGCGCCTGATACGGCTTTACCATTTGGCAGCTTCCCTGGCGCAGGTTTAAGCAAATGATCATCAGCAAAGCACTGGAAGCAACAATTCTGGAGCACGCGCAGGCAGAAGATCCACGCGAGTGCTGCGGCTTGGTTGCCGTGGTCAAGGGCCGCAAGCGGTATTTCCCTTGCACCAACCTGGCCGATACGCCCGACGAGCATTTTGTGCTCAGCGGCGAGGACTACGCAGCGGTTGAGGATCAAGGCGAAATCGTGGCCATCGTCCACAGCCACCCATCAACCAATCCCAATCCAAGTCAGGCGGATCGCGTGGCCTGCGCAAAATCCAGCTTGCCATGGTTCATCATCAATCCCAAAACTGGCGGATCAAGCCTGACGCTGCCGGAGGCATACGAATTGCCGTATGTGGGCCGGGAGTTTGTGTTTGGCGTAGTGGATTGCTACACGATGTGCCGGGACTGGTACGGCAAAGAATTTGACCTCCAGCTCAGCGACTACAACCGCCGCGACAAGTTTTGGGAACGTGGCGAAGACCTGTACCTAGACAACTTCCACCGTGAAGGCTTCCATAAAGTGCCGTTTGAGGAGCTGCAATACGGCGATGCGCTGCTGATGCAGCTTGGATCATCGCTGCCTAACCACGCAGCCATCTACATTGGCGACCAGCAGATCCTGCACCACGTTCAAGGCCGACTTAGCAGTAGAGACGTGCTGGGCGGCTACTATATCAAGAGCACTGCCATGGTCCTACGGCATGAAAGTCGTTAAGGTCTACGGCGCCCTACGCAAGTATTTGGGGCAATGCCGTTTCCAGTTTGAAGCCGATACACCAGCGCAGGCGATCAAGGCATTGTGCGTCAACTTCCCCGGCCTGGACAAGTGGTTGCTGGATAGTGAACAGGATGGCGTGGCGTATCGCGTAACAATCGGCAAAGAAAAAATTGGCGAAGATGACCTATCGCCGTTGGTCATGCCATGGAGTGAGCGTGAAGTTTTTAGCATTACACCTGTAATTGCTGGTGCCGGTCGTACAGGAGCAATGATTGGCATTGGGATTGGAATTATTGCCTTGGCGATAATCACTGGAGGGATTGCATCTGCTGGTGTCACCCTTGGCGGATTTATGGGCATTGGTACTTATGGCACTATTGCTGTCGGGATTGGAGCCTCATTGGTTCTTGGCGGAATCTCTCAACTTATTTCACCAACACCTAACTTTTCATCAATGGAACGCGGCAAAGAAACAGCACGATTTGAATCGTTTACGTTTTCAGGTATTACCAACACGGTGCAACAAGGATTGCCAGTTCCTATTTGTTATGGTCGCGCCTACATTGGATCAGCCGTGATCAGCAGCGGTCTTGATGTGGATCAACTGATATGAGCACTTATCGTTCGATTCAAGGTTCCGGCGGCATGGGCGGCGGCGGCAAAGGTGGCGGTGGTGGTCAATCGTACACGCCAACCGAAAGCGATGATTCACTTCAATCAGTTCAATATGGCAGCGTCCTAGACCTGCTTAGCGAAGGTGAAATTGAAGGAATTGAAGGCGGCGTCCAAGGCATTTACCTTGATGGAACGCCAATTCAAAGCAGCACTGGTGCTGACAATTTTACTGGTTACACGGTTGTCACTCGTACCGGCACACAAGCGCAGACATATATTCCAAATACAAACGGAACTGAATTAGAAAAAGGTGTCAACGTTGAAGCTTCATACATTGCACCAGTAACTCGAACAATTACAGACGTTGATGTTGATCGCGTAAGGCTTACAGTCCAAATGCCAGCTTGTCAAGTTATTCAAGACAATGGCGATATTGTTGGCAACAGTGTAAGTATACAAATTCAAGTCCAGTACAACGGTGGCGGCTTTACAACCGCAGTGTCGGATACCATCAGCGGCAAAACCACCAACAGTTATCAGCGTGACTACATGCTGACGCTAAGCGGTGCTTTTCCCGTTGACATTCGACTAGTTCGTGTTTCGGCGGATTCATCCAGCGCACGCAATCAAAATCGCACATTTTTCTATAGCTACACCGAAATTATTGACGAAAAATTGCGCTATCCAAACAGCGCGTTGGCGTTCCTGCGGTTTGATAGCCGTCAGTTTAACAGCATTCCATCGCGCAAATACTTGGTACGTGGCATCAAGATTCAGCTACCAAGCAATGCCACGGTGGACACAACGACGTACCTTGGTCGTGTTACCTATGCGGGCGTTTGGGACGGAACGTTTGGCGCTGCTACATGGTGTGCAGACCCGGCGTGGTGCCTATGGGATTTGCTGACCAACACCCGCTATGGAGCATCTATTCCAGTCAGCAGTCTGGATCGCTACGACTTTTACTCAATTAGTCAATACTGCAATGGTCTGGTCAGTGATGGCAAAGGTGGTCAAGAGCCACGCTTCCTTTGCAACCTGCTGCTGAACAGCCGTGATGAGGTTTACAACGTTATCCAAGAATTTACGGCGTTGTTCCGTGGCATTGCTTACTACGGCGCCGGCACCTTGGTGATCAATCAAGACAAACCATCGGATCCGCAATACGTTATTTCTGCCGCCAACGTAATTGAAGGTATTTTCAATTACTCGGGCACATCACAGAAAGCACGCGCTAGCACCGCAACCATCGGTTACCAGACCTACGAAGGTTTAGGCGAAGTTGAGTTTGAATACGTTGAGGACGCTGCGGCAATCGCCAAGTACGGCATCATCAACCGCGATGTCAAGCTGCTGGGTTGCTATAGCCAAGGGCAAGCGCACCGCGCTGGCAAGTGGACGTTGCTAAGCGAACAGAACCTTACTGAAACCGTCACATTTTCCGTGTCGTTGGACAGCGGCATCGTATTGCGTCCCGGCATGGTAATCAGTGTTGCCGACCCACTGAAGGCTGGATCACGTCGTGGTGGTCGTGTTAGCAGCGCAACCACAACAGCCGTCACAATCGACAGCACACAAGGTTTAAGCGTCACTGTTGCGAACAGCGCAACACTTACGGTGATGATGCCCACCGGCTTGGTTGAGACGCGCAACATCAGCAGCATAGTTGGTCGCGTAGTCACGGTCACATCAGCATTCAGCGAAGCACCCAATAGTCAATCGGTATGGGTCATTGAAACCACCGACGTGGAATTGCAAACGTTCCGCGTGATTGCGGTCACCGAGTCGGAACCTGGCATTTTTGGTGTAACCGCGCTTGCATACAATGTTGACCTTTACATGTCTATTGAAAGTGACTTAAAGATTACACCTCGTGATATTACAAATCTGTCGTTGCAACCAGAGCCAGTAGGCGATATTAATGGTGTTGAATTTTTGTATGAAGAAGGTCAGAGCGTTTTAACAGGTTTTGATTTAAGTTGGATCAGCCCTGTGCAGCGGGTTGCCGGCTATCGTGTTCAATATCGCTTAGACAGCAACAACTGGATCACCACTGAAACCACCTCACCTTCGCTGCGTATTGCCAACTTAGATCAAGGCACATTACAAGTACAAATTCAAACGCTTAATAGCTTAAATAATGCCAGTGTTATTGCCCCGGCGTCTTTCCAATTGGCCGGCAAAACTGCCGTGCCTGGAGATGTACAGAATTTAAGCCTTGAGTGCATAAACGCGAATAGTGCCAGGCTGCGCTGGGATCAAACAGTTGATCTAGATGTCAAAACGGGTGGTTTTGTTTTTATCCGCCATAGCGGTCTGACTGATGGAACTGGCACCTGGGGAAACTCAATTGACTTAATTCCAGCAAAAGCAGGTTCGGCCACAGAGGCTATTGTGCCTTTGGTGAATGGAGAAATTCTTGTTAAATTTGAAGATGATGGCGGCAGGGTATCAGCTAATGAAGCAAGCGTAATTGTTACAATACCTACAACGCTTACAAGTTTACCTGTTTTAACCCGCAGAGAAGATCAAGATACACCGCCATTTCAAGGCACAAAAACAAATGTTTTTTACAGTGCAGAATTAGATGCCCTAACGCTGGACGGGTTAAACACGCTAGACGAAATACCTGATTTAGATTCAGTTTATTCATTCGATTACCTAGGAGGCATATGGCCTGAAGGAACGTACTACTTCAAAGACGCACTAGACCTTGGTGCTGTATTTAGCCTTGACCTTCGGCGTTATTTTGTGACCCGTGGATTTTATCCAAATGACCTTATTGATAGCCGTGTAGAAGAAGTTGATTTTTGGTCCGACTGGGATGGCGCAGTCACCGACTCCGTTAATGCTGTCCTTTATGTACGACGCACAAACGATGACCCTGCTGGCACGCCGACCTGGAGCGCTTATGAGCCATGCGTAAACGGCACGTTCCTTGGCCGAGGATTTGAATTCAAAGCAGTGTTGGAGTCTGCTGACGCTTCCCAAAACATATTGATTGATGAACTGGGCTATGAGTCGCTATTCCAGCAACGCACGGAGCAGAGTTCTGCCGCCGTCAGCAGTGGTGCTGGCACGGCAACCGTGACGTTCGACAAGGCATTTTTTGTCGGCACCGCCGCCTTGGGTGGTCTCAATGCCTACCTGCCTAGCATCGGCATCACAGCTCAGAACATGGCCACTGGCGACTACTTCACGCTTGGCACGGTCACCGGCACCAACTTCCAAATCACCTTCCGTAACGCAGCTGGAACCGCCATCAGCAGAAACTTTACTTGGAGTGCAGTGGGTTACGGCAAGTCGGTTTAAGATGGTGGTACAAATAAGTTTCTAACTGGCGTGGCAACTCACGATTACGTCATCGCTAATGGCACTGGTGCAGCAGTCCGCAGCGACTTAAACGGAGCGCTGGCAGCCATTGTCAGCCAAAACAGCAGCGCATCGGCACCTGCAACGATGTATGCCTACATGCTGTGGGCCGACACCACGGCAGGCATCATGAAGATGCGGAACGGCGCCAACAGCGCCTGGATTTCGCTATGGGAGCTGGACGGGACGTTCATTGCGTCTGACATTTCGCTTGCTGCTGGTAGCGCCGCTGCGCCTAGCTTATTTTTCACGGGCGACACCAACACCGGCCTATTTTCACCCGGTGCCGATACGGTTGCACTTGCAACAGCAGGCTCAAATAGACTTCACATCACATCGGCTGGCCTTGTAGGCATAGGAACTAGTAGCCCTGCGTCGTTGTTAACTAGCTACCCCGGAAACGTCTCAACCCTTGGAGCAAAAGCTTCTACGGGCATCCTGGTCGATAACAACGGAAATGCCGGCAATGTTTCACAAATAGGACTTGGCTACACCTTCAGCAGTACATACCATCCAGTAGCAATCGCAGCTATTACGGACTCCGGCTCGGGGTCAACACGTGCCGACCTGCATTTCGCAACTCGTTCGCTGACAACAGATAGTGCGCCTGAGACGCGCATGATTATTAAGAACGACGGGAAAGTAGGGATTGGCACTACTGAAATGCCCAGCGATACAAACCTTACAGTCCTTGGTAATTTCCAGACAGGATTCTACCGAAATGTTACAAGTGGAAACAGAGGTTACGTCTTAAACATTGGTGCTAAAACTTCCGGAGGCTTTGCCGATGGTGGAAGCATTACTGGTGTTGTAGAAAGTGGTGACTCAACAGGGTACTTGACCTTTGGTACCAGGACCGGCGGCGCAATTACAGAAAAAGCCCGCATCGACAGCTCCGGCAGGCTCTTAGTTGGCACGTCTACTGCGTTTTCCGGTCATTCATTTTACGAAGCTACGTCTGGTACATACGCCTGCTACTTTCGGCAGGCACATGCTTCAAACCCGTTGGGCATCATTGTCAACTATTCAAGTGCGTCTCCAAATGGAACAGGCAATGCATTCTTTGAAGGAAATGACTCCACAACAGCAAGATTTGTTGCGCGTTCAAATGGTGGATTGGCCAACTACAGCGCCAATGACGTAAATCTCTCCGACCGCAACGTCAAAAAGGACATTGCTGCCGCTGCTAGTACTTGGGATTGCCTGAAAGAATGGGAGATTGTCAACTTCCGCTACAGGGATCAATCCAATGACGCCGACTTGAGCCTAGGTGTGATTGCCCAGCAGGTCGCTGAGAGCTGCCCCGAAGTGATCACCGTCTTCCAGGAAGCAACGGAAGATCAGCCAGAGAAACTCGGCGTTAAAGAGCAGCAAATGATGTGGATGGCCATTAAGGCTCTCCAGGAAGCACAGCTCCGCATCGAAACCCTTGAAGCCAAAGTCGCAGCCCTTGAAGGCGCGTAGTCACCTTCACTACCCGGCGGGCAACCGGCCATTCCCAACTGGTTGCACCTGCCTTACACTGCTCACACAAACCAAGATCCAATGGCAACCCTTAAAGCACCAGCCGTCGCCTGCATTTGGAAGGTGGCAAATTTGGAACGAAATACACAAGACGGGAAGGTGGTAACGGTTCATTACACAGTGGCTGCCACTGATGACACCTACGCCGCGAGCGCGTACGGCAGTCTTGGTTTGGATGGCGACATAACCACTCCTTACGCTGAGCTGACCGAAGATCAAATTGTTGATTGGGTCAAAGAATCCTTTGGCGCTGAGAAGGTTGCCGAAATTGAAGAGGCACTTCAATCACAACTTGACGAGCAACGCGCTCCCACCAAAGCCGCTGGCGTCCCCTGGTAAACCATGGCAGTACGTGCAAAGGCTGGTGCAGCACACATCACCCACCAGCCGGGGCCGCCAAAACTGACCAATCAAGGTCAAGGCAAACGATCACGGCCAAACCACGGTCGGAAGAAGCGCCGTGGCCAAGGCAAAGGCTAGACTGTCACCATGGCAGTAGCACCCGGCACATATAACATCAGCCTGCAACGCCGGGCGGATTACAGCGTCACGCTCCAGTTCAAAGACAGCACCGGCACTGCAATCAACCTGACTGGCTGGACAGTTGCTGCACAGACATGGAATCAAGATCGCACGACAAAATATGCCGATTTTACCGTCACCTACACGAACCGCAGCACTGGCACCATTGCCATTGCGTTGACTGCTACCCAAACAGCAGCATTGCCCAGCGAAGCGTATTACGACGTACTGCTTACAAATGGCAGCGGCCTTAAGGAATACTACTTAGAAGGTATTGTCTACGTGTCAGAAGGTTATACGGCATGACAACCGTAAACGTAACTTCCGTAACCAATACGGTAACCGTAACGGAAGATGGCAGTAGCACCGTTGTCACGGTTCCCGTCACCTCAACGGTTACCGCAACAACTGTTGGTCCGCAAGGTCCAAAAGGGGATGTAGGTGCAGCTTACGACTTCGTTCAATCCAGTTCGTCAGCCACTTGGACCATCAACCACAATCTTGGCTACAAGCCTAGCGTTGACGTCTACGACAGTGGTAGCCAGCAAATTCAAGCTGAGGTTTCGCATACCAGCGTCAACCAAACTGTTATCCTATTAACAGTGTCCACTGCCGGTTTTGCGAGGCTGATCTGACATGTCCAAAAAGATTTTTGCCGACTTTGACTTCCAGTCGGTTTCCAAGGTTATCAACCTGCCAAGTCCTAGTAGCAGTGGGGATGCAGTTAGCAAGTCCTACGTGGATTCACTGGTTGAAGGACTGGCGTGGAAAGACAGCTGCCGGGTGGCAACGCAGGCCAACCTGAACCTAAGCAGTCCTGGCGCCACGATTGATGGCATCACAATGGCCAGCCAAGACCGTGTGCTGGTGCGTGCGCAGTCCACTGCATCAGAAAACGGGATTTATGTATGGAACGGTGCTAGCACCGCTATGACCCGTTCGCTTGATGCCAGCACCTTTGCCGAATTGGAGCAGGCGGTTACCACGGTTGAAGAAGGGACCAGCGCAGCAACCACCTACCGCCAAGATCAAGTAAACGGCACTATTGGCTCCAGCACTATTAGCTGGGTTACCTTTGGTACGTCGGCCCCAGCGGCCAGCGAAAGCACGGCTGGCATTGCTGAATTGGCCACCCAAGCCGAGACAGACGCTGGCACCGATGACGCTCGGATTGTTACGCCATTGAAGTTGGCCACTTGGTCAGGCCGAATTAAAAAATATTCCGTCAGTATTGGCGATGGTAGCGCCACCAGCTACACAGTCACCCACAACTTAGCCAGTCGTGACGTGCATGTGACAATCTATAACGCCAGCACATACGACGAGGTGTTGACTGACGTGACACATTCCACCACTAACACTTTGACCATTGTGTTTGCCACAGCTCCAGCTTCTGATGCTTACCGCGTTGTGGTGGTTGGCTGATGACCAAAGAACTGCTGACTGGCGCTGATTTAAAAGGTCCACTTCAACTTAATGGAGCTGCTGGAACAAGTGGACAAATACTGACTTCTGCGGGCACTGGTGCAATCCCAACGTGGAGTCCGGCTGGTGGATTTACAGGTGGCACGTTAACCAGCAACCTGACTGTTGCAGCAGGTACAACATCACGATCACCGCTGACATTTCAATCAGGGACAAACCTGACCAGCGCAACTGCTGGTGCAATGGAATATGACGGCAAGGTGCTTTACTCCACGCCAGCTGGTCGTGGTGTGTCGCCGTCGATGATGTATTACAGGCTTAATGCAGATTTAGCCGGTTCAAACGTAAACACGGCACAGAGCATTTTTGGAGTAGGTGTAACTCTGCAATCCAGTACGGTTTACGCTTTTCAAATTATTTGCACATTGGGCAAAACAACTGGCGCAACAAGTCATAATTTCCTTTTGGGTTTTGATGGTGGGACAGCAACTTTTAACAACTTTATTGCCAATGTTTTTACTCCTATTATACAATCAACTCCGCCAGCCAATAATAACTTAACTACTGGGACTATCTTTTGCGGTATGCAAAGTTCTACCTCTGAAGTTAATTACATTACCGGCATTGCTGGAGCAACAAGAACTATCGTTGTCTCAATTTTTGGAACATTAAGCGTGGCAAACAGTGGCACATTTATTCCAAGGTATCGGATGAGCGCAGCGCCTGGCGGTGCGTACACTACCCTGGCCGGTTCTTGCATCGCCATCTGGCCCATCGGCGCCGCTGGTGCCAACACCTCCGTCGGACCCTGGGCATAGAACCCCTGAGCCACAACCAGGGTTTTGGCGCGGCGTCCGGCAAGGTCGGTAGAATAGGTCCATGATCGAGGTCATCGCTGCTATTGCTGGGGCATCCATCAGCGTTGCTGCGATGGGAGCTATGGGCTTTACCAAGCGCAACGATGAAGCCCGCGATGCCGTCATCCGCCTGACCGCTGCTGTCGAGCACATCGCCACGCAGCTCGAGGTGATGCACACCGACATCCGCGCCGATCGCAAAGAAACCTTTGCACGGCTAAATGGCGTCGAGCAGCGCGTCGCTACCCTTGAAGCAAGGCCGCACAACTGACATGGACCGCATCGCTGACTACATCGCCCTTGTGGTGGCCATCCACGGCTTGGCGCTGGTGATCGTCAACATCACCCCCACACCAAAAGACAACGAAGCGCTGGGTGGTCTGTCCCGCATGGTGGTGAAACTTTATCGCGCCATCGAGATCCTTGCCGGCATCGTGTCTCCCCTCGCCAAGCGTTGAGCAATGGCCAACCCGGCGCCGGTCACGCTTGAGCAGCTGTTTCGCTTCTATCGCGGGCTTCCGCATCAAGCTTCAGCGATCCAGATCCTCGAGCAGGATCTGGCCGTCAACGGTTACGCAGCAGCGATGCGGCGCGATCGGGCATGGTTCAACATCTGGAGCCAGGATGGCAAGCAGGCCGATCTGGCCGCTGCTCTGAAGCTGATCAAGGATTTTGAAGGCTGCCACCTTGAAGCGTATCCAGACCCGCTGAGTGGCGGCGATCCTTGGACGATTGGCTACGGCACGACACGCTATCAAGATGGCCGCCGCGTCAGCCCTGGCGACAAGATCAACGCCATCGAGGCGGACCTGCTGCTTCGCCGGGAGGTGGACCGCATCGCCGAAAAGCTGCGCGCCACCGTGCCCTACTGGGTGCAGATGACAGACAATCAGAAGTGCGCGCTGATCTCCTTTGCCTACAATCTCGGCTCGGGCTTCTACGGCACCACCGGCTTCGAGACGATCAGCCGGGAGTTACGCGAAAAGGATTGGGCTGCGGTGCCCGATGCCCTGCTGCTCTACCGCAATCCGGGCAGCAACGTCGAAGCAGGACTCAAGCGTCGCCGCATTGCCGAGGGTGACATCTGGGGTCGTGAGAAGCAGGTCTCAACCGTGTTCACGCCTGAGTCGCCTTTCACCTTCAAGATCACGCCACACATCACCTATGGCGAGTTCGCGCTTGGTCAGGAGGCGCGGCGCTTTCATCACCAGCACCAGTGCGACACCGCGGTGAAACTGGCGCAGTTCCTCGAGAAAGTTCGCACGCAGTTTGGCGGCAAGCCGATCACGATCACATCGGGCTACAGACCAGCAGCAATCAACCGGCAGGTGGGTGGCGCCAGCCAGTCAGAGCACCTCTACAACGCGCCAGGCATCGGTGCGGTAGACTTCAACATCATCGGCGCCGACATCAACGCGGTGCAAGCCTGGTGTGACAAAAACTGGTCATATAGCCTGGGCTACGGCGCACCAAAGGGATTCGTCCATCTCGGCATCCGCCACGGCAGTCCTAGGGTTCGGTGGGATTACTAAGCCTGCATGATCATTCCAGACCACGAGATCGCCCGCCTTTGTCAGCAGGCGGCGATGGTGCTGCCATACAACCCAGACCTACAAAACCCGGCCAGCCTTGATGTGTTGCTTGGCGATCGCTTGATGATCGAAGTTGAGGAGCGCCCCGAGTTGCAGATCCTGGGCATCAGCCACCACACGCAGGCGGACCCGTACTGGCTCGCGCCGGGTGAGTTCTGCCTAGCCGAGACTCAGGAGATCTTCAACCTGCCCGACCACATCGCGGCGCAGTTCGTGCTCAAGTCCAGCCGTGCCCGCGAAGGCTTGGAGCACCTGCTCGCTGGCTATTGCGACCCAGGCTGGCATGGCAGCCGGTTGACCCTGGAGCTGCACAACAGCCGCCGCTTCCACAACATCGCGCTGTGGCCTGGCATGAAGATCGGCCAGATGGTGTTTCACCTGATCAGCGGCACACCTGAGCGCACCTACCGCGAAACTGGAAGGTATAACGGGGACCTAGGTGTGACTGCCAGCCGAGGCTAATTCCCGCATCCGATAGATCCGCGCCGGAGCTTCGGCAGGGTCATCGAGCGGAATCATCCGGTACTCATCAACGCCGTGGATCTCGGCCCAATGCTGCGCAGCAAGGTGCGTGGTGAAGGGACCAACGTGCCAGGGGCCAAGGTCCAAGATGTAGGTCATTTCAAGTTGGGGTTGCGTTCGGCAGCGGTAAGGCTGGGGTGGTCGTCGTCGTCGTCATCCTCGGGCAGATCGTCCGGGATGTCGTCATATTCGGGATCGAGTTTGGGCATGGATCAGGCCGCCAGCTCCTCAACCAGCTGACGCAAGCGCCCCAAGTTGACCGCTTGGCCATTCACGCGATAGCAGCAGGTGGGGCAAGTGCCGCGGGGTGCTTTTTGCTGGTAGGCGGAGTGGCCGTTGGCTTGCAGGATCTTGAGGGCTTGAGCGGCAGGGATGCGGGTCATCGGTCGGTTGCGGTTGATGTGTGAACTATACACCGCAGACAGCGCACTCCGCCGAGAGCAGGTGGCCCGTTCACAATCCGTCACACCAAAGGCGATCCGGTCGCGTCCGTTACCGTTGGCCAAGCGGCGGTCATCCCATGCGGGCTCACATCGTCGAGATCACCGCGAAGGTCGTTGTCCGCTCAGACACCGACCCGGATCAGCTGCCCGCTGACATTTATAGCCAAATCTCTGAGTTTATCCGTAACGAGACCGACATCCTCGACCTTTCCGTCGAGCTGTTCACACTCCCAGAGGATCTCAGTGGACCAGCACCACATTGACGAGACCCGGCTGGTCACCCGACGATCAGCCCGCGATCAGATCCACCTGGCCTGGAATTATCGCTGCGCATATTGCGACGATCCGCTCGGCCGCAGCCCAACGCTCGACCATGTGGTCCCAAAGGTCCACGGTGGGCTCACGGTCCGCGAGAACCTGATCTCCTGTTGCTTGATGTGCAACAGCCAGAAGGGGCACAAGGACTGGATCGACTGGTATCGCGCCCAGCACTTCTGGTCCGCTATTCGCGAATGGGCAATCGCTCAGTGGTTGGCTGGCGAGATCTAACGCGCCAGCAGATGGTCCAGATACAGCTCGGCCTGCCATAGGTCGCTCGAGTAGCGGCACATCCCACCAGCGCAGCTGCGGTAATACAGCTCACCGCCATCGGCTGGCTCGAGCGTCTCAATCCATCCGCCATCGCGATCCAAGCGGCTGACCAGCACCGGCTCACTCATGGCCGATCATGCACGAATAGCTCACATCTTGCCGCAAATCGGCCGCCACTCTGGCGCGCCTCTGGAAACTCAAGGTTGCAGCGTTTGCGCGTTGCCTCCCATTGCACACAGTCCCAACACATCCGCGGCGCCTCAGCTGGGCGGATCCTGGTCAGTGCTGCCGAATAGATCGACTGCGCCCGGATCAGTGCATCCTGCAGCCGTATGGCGCCCGTGTCAGCCTCCAGCTGGTGCTCAGCCTTTGGGCCAAGGTTGACCCGACAGTGCCAGGTACGGTCGGCACGATCGCAGAACAGAAGCAGCCGGCCACCGTACAAGCTGATCATTCGAGTTCACCGTGACTCGGCGCGTGATACAACCGCTCCAGCAACATGCTGGTGGGCTCAAGCGAATCCAGCATCTCATCTGCCGGATCAACTACCACAAACATCGCCGGCGATCCCATCTCTTTGACGACCACCAAGCTGGTCCGTGGGCTACGAGCCAGCACCCATAGAGCCAACCGCTCCAGCAGATTCAGATCAAGCAGTTCGGTCATGACTCCAGTTTGCCAAGCAGTCGGTCCACATACCACCGGGCCTTGGCAAGCGATTCTCGGCCGCCTTTGGCATGGTGGTTCATGCGCCAGATGTATTTCATGGCGTTGCCCTTGCAGTACCCCCGGAACTCCTCTGGCGTCAGAGCTGCCTCGATCGCGTCAATGCACTCAATTCCGCCCTGCCGGTAGTGCTCCGGATTGACTGGATCAGCCATGGCTGGCCACCTCCAGCTCAGAAGCAAGCACGGCCGCAGAGCGCAGCATCGTGCTCAGCTTGATCGGTTGCATGTTGCGGCCGGTGGCATAGCGAACGGCCCATCGCAGACCCATCGAGATGTTGCCATCCCCCAGGCGCCTAGCAGCCTCGATTTCCTCGCGGCTCATGCGCACGTTGACCGTGAAGTTGCGCCCCTTGCCATTGGGTCGGCGGTCGTTGGCGTTGGCCATCATGCCCACCGATCACCAAGCAGCTGCCGGCGGCAGACGGCGATGCACTGCTGCGCGTGCTTCTCGGCCAAGATGCTCTCGGTCTCGCCGATCGCGGTAACGCAGGCGGCGTGCAGCTCGGCGTAGCTGGTGTCTCGGAAGTTAGCCGCCACATCAAGGCAAAACTCTTCCCACAGCCCCGTGTAGGTGTTGCAGGTGCGGCCGCTGGCAGCATAGAGCGCGTCCATCATGTCGGCGCGTTGCTGATCCTGTTGGACTCGGTTCATCGGTGGTCCCGTAATGCTTGGCGGATGTTGAGCAGTTCTTCCCGGCGTGCCGAGATGTGCGGATGGCTGCCCAGCTGGTGAAGCTGTTCGAGCCGGATGTCGATCAGTCGGCAAAGCCGCAACCGTTCATCCTGTTGACCAGCATTGAACATGCTGGAATCAGTGATGAGCGCCTCCAGTTTGGCGCGGATATGGTCACTCATTGGGTCACCTCCACCTCAGCACCTGGCCACCTGGCCTGGGCGTAGCGGATTGCGTGGCGCGTGCTCTCGGCTCGAGTGATCCAGGTCATCGGCTGAGAACCTGGCTTGAAAACCAAAAGCCGATATTCGCGGGTACGGTTGCCGTGTCGAGGCCGGCTGACGCCTTCCCCGTGCCTGCTTTCCGGCAGTTCTTCAACCCATTGGAAGGGCAGCATTGCTCCTATTGGTTCAGGCATGGATGTTTGGGTCGGTAACGGTTTCAGGGTTGAGCCATTCGAGTTCATTCCACCAAGGCATCCAGCTCTGAGCGGCGATCGCCTTGGCTTCGGTGAAGCTATGCGCCGTGATCGATTCGATCACGTTGGCAGCTTTGATCTGGAAGTAGAAGCGGCGGGGGGTGGTCATGGCTTCACCTCCAGATGAGCGGCGGGATGTTGGACTGCTTGCTGCTTGGCGGTGTCATAGCCGGCGGCATAGACGCAAGCCAGCAGCACAATGACTGCGATGCGGTTGATGATGGGGTTGTTGATCATGGGTGAGATGCGGTGGCCTCGTCGGCCGTGCGCGAATTATACACCGTAGGCGGCGCATTCCGCCACCGGGTCAGTCACACTTCGTTACGCGGTGCCGGGCGTCTGCCTGTCTCGACTTCCGCTCGTTTGCCTCCCGGAGCAGCGCCACCTGATTCTTCGCCTCCTCATGGCTCAAGCCGATCCGCGTATGCCCTGCTTGCACCTCCACCGGCACGCGCAGCACCGGCTTCCCATTCGACGCACGCCAGCCAATCGCATAGCTCGGGACCGCCACCTCCACCGTGAACCACACATTTCCGCACGCCTCACACACGCGCTTGCGCACCGTTTGGTCAGCCAACTGGGTATTCGTGGACGGCGCACGGTTGCGGTCGTGGCTGCACTTCGGGCATTGCATCGGCATCATGGGAGCAATCTGCTCCTGGCAAGTGGAACAATTCGGACAGTGGATGATCCCCAAGGTGGCGACCGAAGACCAGCTCAAGATCGAGATAATGGCCCGGCGCCTCGAGATCACCGAAAACGTTGGGCCGCTTGCGGCATCGCTTTACCGGGCCTGGAATCTTCAGCAGGCATTGCTCCAGCAGGCGACCAATGAGATCGCCCGCCTAGAGCTGCTGCTGATGAAGCCCTAAAACAAATCAGCCTCAGTGATCTCAACCACAGCGCCACCCGTGGCCTTGGCCAGGCTGTCAGCCGCACCAGCGGCGACCATCTTCTCCTCGATCGCCTTCATCGTCTTGTAGTCAGGCTCGAAGGCAAGGCTGAGGTAGTTCTGGCCGCTGGCCGCTTGCTTGGTCCATCCGCTGATCTTGACCGGAATCTCACCGCGATCGTTCGGGTTGGCGTTCATCACATAGGACGCAAACTCCATCCGGTCCTCTTCCTTGATGCTGAACACGCCATCAAATGCCGGATAGTTACGGCTGGGATCGTAACGATCTTTGAAGCGCTCCTGCAGCTTCTCAGGTGTGTTCTTGAAGAGTGCGCCGTTGGCTTTGAAAGTCATTGATTGTCAGGGGTAATGGTGTTGGCCTTTTCGTATTGCTCCACCTCGGCCAGGGGATAGAGCACGCGACCGTTGATCTTGGTAAAAGCAGGCCCAGTATTACTGGACCGCCACCTGATCAACGTCTGGCGGTGGAGGTGCCACCGCTCAGCCAGTTGCAGGTCAGTCAAAAACTCAGAACAGGTCATCGGCGATCACCTCCGCAGGTTGTGCAATCGTTGCATTGAGCTGATCCAGGCTGGTCTTGGGTGGTTCAGACTTGACCGTCACCGGCTCGATATCAACCACCTCTTCCTGGCTCTGAATGCCCACCAGCAGTTCGGGGATGTAGAGACGGCCCCAGAAGGCCGCGGCTCTATACCTAATCATCAAATCCGGGAGGGTTAGCCACTTGCTGCCCGACTTGGTGCTCCAGCCTTCCTTTTTGGCCATCACCATGGTGACGGTTGGGCCGCGGAGGTCATTGCCACTGGCCAGTTCGGTAGCGACGCAGGTGCAAGCCAACGTGTCACCCTGGCCGGTCACCTCGTACCTCAACGGGCTGAAGCGGCCGCAGCCATTGATCAGACCAATAATGAATTGGCTGCTCCAGCTAGGGCGGCCATGGATGATATGCAGGTTCTGCATAACCTGGAACGGGCTCATCCGCATTCGGTTCGCAATCTCCAAGGCGACCAGGCAGTTGGCGAATCCCTGTTGCCCTTGAAACTGCGGCGGGATCAACGTGCTGCTGGCCAGGGCCTTGGCAATCCGCTGGGCGTCCTCAAATGCTTGGATCCCGGAGAACACCGAGCCAGAGCTGGTGGTGGTTAGTGCTGTGGAGTCAGTCATCAGTAGGTCTCAATCTCAGGTAGTTGTTCCATTGATCCATCTGGCCGCGGCATCATCCAGCCGGGGAGGCTGATCGGTTCGATCTGGTCGCTGTAACCGGGCCACGCGCCAGCCTGCTTGCAGGTGGCGAGCACATCCAGGTCGCGTGCGGCAGTTTCGGCGCCAATGGTCACAATCACTGGCGCCGCAGCATAGACAGCAACGGCATAGGGTGGCTTTTTCTCCACACACAAAAACAAGAATTGCTCAGGTCGCTTGCCAGTTGCAGCCTGCACCCCGTCCAGATACCAGCTGGCTTGGACGTGATACCTGAATGCCCCGATTGACTTGCGGAATCCTGCCGGGCTGGCGTCCTCGGTTGTCTTCAGGTCAACGATCAACCGGCCATCATTGGTCAGCCAGTCCGGTCGGCATTTGCAGGCCAGGTCCGTTGCCGGATCTGTCCACATGTGGGTGGTCTCGGCTTTGCCCTCCCAGTGCAGCAAAGCCGCAGCAGCAGGGTGCGCCCACACAGCCTCGGCCATCCGGCTGATCTGTGCGCGATCATCGGCCGCGATCAGTTCACGGTCGCCAGCCTCAACCTCAAACTCGGCCCACGCTTCCTTTCCGGCCTTGGTGCGGCGATCCACATGCGGCGCTGTGATGTAACGCTCCTCGAATTGATCCTGTTCAAGCACCAGCGTATGCAGCGCGGTTCCGATCCGCATTGCTGGCGTCGGGTCAGGCAGCTCGCGCTTCGGATCTATGTAGCGCGCCCAATAGTGCAGCGGGCTTTTGGCCACCAGATCGAGGTGGCTTTTGCTCACGGCTGGATGGGCGTGATATGCGGCGTTGTCCATGGCGTAGCGCAACAGGCCACATCGTATAGCATCGGCGCATACGCGGCAACTCATTGAACCTTCGCCCATACCAGCAGCAGGCCATCAACGATCTGCGCGCTGCGTTCCGCAATGGCGCCCAGGCCCCCCTACTGGTTGCCCCAACCGGCGCTGGCAAGACCGTGATCTTCTCAGCTATCGCTGCAGCAACCGCAGCCAAAGGCCGCAGCGGTCTGGTTCTGGTCCATCGCCGTGAACTGGTCACCCAAGCCAGCCGCAAGCTCACCGATGCAGGCGTGGCCCATGGCATCATCGCCGCCGGGATGGATGGTGCAAACGCATCAATTCAGGTCGCATCGGTGCAAACGCTCATCCGCCGATTGCAGAAGATCACCAAGCCACCAGATCTGATCATCATTGACGAAGCCCACCATGCAGCAGCTGGCAGCTGGCAGGCCATCATCAACCACTGGCCAGGCGTGCTGCGCATTGGCGTCACTGCCACGCCATGCAGGCTTGACGGCAAAGGTCTCGGCAACGTCTTCGACACATTGATCGAGGGTCCATCGGTGCAGATGCTCACATCAGCCGGCTACCTGTCACCTGCCCGCATCTATGCACCACCCATGGTTGCTGATCTGTCTGGACTGAAGCGCCGCGCCGGCGATTACGCCATCGACCAAGCCGCGGATGCCATGACCCGACCAACGGTGACTGGTGATGCAATCAAGCACTACCAAACACTGGCCGGCGATCAACAGGCGATCGCGTTCTGCTGCAACGTGAACCATGCCGTCTCGGTTCGGGACTCATTTGCAACAGTTGGTATCAGCTCTGAATTATTACTTGGTAATACTTCAGACCGCGATGCCGTAGTCGGCCGATTCGCCACTGGTGAGACCCGCATCCTCGTGACCGTTGATGTGGTCAGCGAGGGCTTCGACATACCGGCAGCAGGATGCGCCATCTTGCTCAGGCCCACTCAGTCGCTCGGCCTATACCTGCAGCAGGTCGGCCGGGTGCTCAGGCCAGCGCCAGGTAAGAAGCACGCCATCATCCTCGACCACGTTGGCAATGTCACCCGCCACGGCTGGCCGGATGATGTACGGCCATGGTCACTTGAGCATGGGGCACCGCGCGCATCAGGCCAATCAGCACCATCGGTTCGGACATGCCCCGAATGCTTCGCAGCGTTCAAGCCCGCACCGATTTGCCCATGCTGTGGGGCTCAATGCACAGCATCACCGCGGGAACTGAAGCAGGTGGCCGGTGAGTTGCAAGAACTCAAACGCGAGGGCATTCGACAGCGAGTCAAGGAGCGGAAGAAAGCCCGCACTCTCGCCGATCTGCTTGCTGTAGCCAAAGAGCGCGGCTACTCCCCGGGTTGGGCTCACCGGGTCCACAATGCAAGGCAGCAGCGATAAGGAGCTATACAATGAGGCGCCCCTGCGCGCGTCAACGCCAGAGGCATGACCACCCGCACAACCGAGTGATGACCAAAGCTAAGCCACTGCCCCCCTTAGAGCTTCTAGACAAACTTTTTGATTATCAACCAGATTTAGGTGTAATAACTTATAAAGTTTCAGTTGGTAGAAAAATAAAAGCAGGACAAAGGGCTGGGACGATAACGCAAAACGGTTATTTGGCAATCGCAACAACAATAGATAAAAAGTTTTATGTTTTTAAGGCGCACAGGTTAATCTGGTATATTATGACTCGCAAGGATCCATGTGATTTGCAAATTGATCATATTGACGGCAATAGATTGAACAATAAGTTTTCAAACTTACGGCTGGCGACACAAATGCAAAACGCTAGGAACAAGGCTCCAAGTAAAAAAAGTAAATCTGGACTCAAGGGCGCTCATTGGAAGGAAAGAGAGCAAAAATGGTTTTCATCGATTACGATAAACTACAAAAATATTCATCTTGGTTACTTCTTGACCCCCGAACTAGCCCACATGGCCTACTGCAAGGCCGCAGCAGAATTGCATGGTGACTTTGCCCGCGGGGCATGAACGCCGAGACCACCCTCCAACAGCAGATCCGTCTAGCGCTCGGCACGCATCCTGAGGCCCGCATCTTCCGCAATCAAGTCGGCAGCCTGCCCGATCCACGCAGCGGCCGGCTCGTCACCTTCGGACTTGCGCGCGGCAGTGCAGACCTGATCGGATGGCGCACCATCACGGTCACCCCGGCCATGGTCGGCACCAGGCTGGCCGTGTTCACGTCCATTGAGGTCAAGACACCCACAGGCCGCATCAGGCCAGAGCAGCAGGCATGGCTTGCAACGGTCCAAGGCGCAGGTGGCATCGCTGGCATCGCGCGATCTGTTACAGATGCGCAGCAACTGCTCTCCAACCTGTCAACCTATCCCGTAAACTCTGACAGCCCACTAGGTCCTATGGATGACCACCCACCCACTGATCGCAGAACTCCAGAGCCTTCCTGATACATGGGCGCTCGTTGCAGTCGGTAATGACAAGCGCCCATATCAACCCGAATGGCAGAAGAATCCCCTCAACAAAGATCAGCTCAAGGTCGAGATTCTCGCCGGTCGTGCCGTAGCCATTGGCGTTATTGCTGGCCCACAATCCGGCGGCCTTCTGTTCGTTGACCACGATGGCCTCGGCGCCTCCGAAGTACTCGAGCAAATAGGCGCACCACTTCGCGAGCTTCCAAAGTCCTGGGCAGTCACCTCCGGCCGTGATGCCCGACTACAGATCATTTATCAGGTGCCCGAGCCGTTCTGGCCCACGATCAAGACCACCAAGCTACGCAGTTCAACCAAGGGCGAGCAGCTTGAGCTGCGTTGGTCCGGCTGTCAATCCGTGGTTGCAGGCGCCCACCCGATCACTGGCGCCTACCGTTGGTTAAAGGGCCGCTCACCTGCCGAGTTGCCAGCAGCTGATGCACCCTCGACGCTGCTCCAGCAGATGCAGCGCAAGCAACCCGACCCGGCCCCATTGATTCGCCTACCTGAAACCGACAGCAGCCGCGCGCGTGATTTTCTCGATCGCATCCCTGCAGCAGATGCCGATGACTATGACACCTGGGTCAAAGTCGGCATGGCGCTACACAGCGCTGGTGATGACTCCCTTCTCCAAGACTGGATTCGATGGTCGGCCATTTCAGGCAAGTTCGAGGCAGGCATCTGCGAAGCCAAATGGAAGACCTTCAACGCTTCATCTGGTGGCGTCAGCCTTGGCACCCTCGCTCACCTGGCCGGTCATGAGAAAAGCCGCCCGGTCATCACATCCGAGCGGCGACAGCTTTCTGCCCATGCACAGGGACAGGAGAACCTTGCACCCCGCTCCGAAAAGCTTCTAAAGCTTGAACCAGACGAGCTTCTCACCCTTCTCAGGCAACAGCTTGCCGATCGCCTTCGCTGGAACATCTTCACTCAGACGATTGAGCTAGACCAGAAACCCATTGAGCACATCCAGCACTTTTACCTGCAGCTTGCCCAGCAGGGCGTCAAGGTCACCAAAGATCTTGCAGCTGATGCCGTACACGTCGTCGCATTAGAGAATCCGCATGACCCAGTGCGGGAATACCTCGAGCACGTAGCAGACAACGTGCCACCCGTGCCTATCGACACCCTGGCCACCGCATACCTGCGGCCCACCGATAAGCCCGGCAGTCTCTACGACGCCATGCTTAAGGCAACACTCATCGCAGCAGTCCGCCGCATCTTCGAGCCGGGCTGTAAACATGATTCGGCCTGTGTCCTCATGGGGCCACAAGGCTGCGGTAAGTCCACCTTTTGGCGCAACCTGGGCGGCCTGTGGTTCAGCGATGCCCTGCGCGACATCGGTAGCAAAGACGACCTCATGGTGCTCCACCGCTCATGGCTGATGGAGTGGGCAGAACTCGATCACATCACAGGCCGCAAGCACGCCGGTCAGGTGAAGGCATTCCTCACTCAGCAGACCGACCTGTTCCGTGCCCCTTATCAGCGGACCACTGAGTCCTACCCAAGGCGATCCATCATCGTCGGCAGCACTAACCGCGACACGGGCTTCCTGGTCGATGACACCGGCAACCGTCGGTTCTGGGTCATCCCCGTGACTGCTGCCCCGCACATCCCAGTCGATGGGTTATTGCTCGAGCGGGATGCCATCTGGTCCGCAGCGGTTGCCGCATACCGTGCTGGTGAACCTAACCATCTCACCCGCAACCATGCCGAACAGGTGGACGCCGAGAATGAGTCCTATCTCGTGGATAGCCCCTGGAAGTCAGCCATTCAGGAATGGGTCAATGCCCCCCGAAATGCTGGCCGACCCATCACCAGCGAGCTGCTTCTCACCGAGGCGATCAGCAAGCCGGTCGAGCGCCAGGGGCGTGCGGACCAGATGCAGGTGGCCTCGATTCTTCGGGACTTGGGCTACGAAAAGAAGCGCGCATGGTTGGAAGGTAGGAGCAAATGGGTGTTTGTCCTACCTCCTAGGTGAGGTAGGCAGAAGCAAATCCACTGGACTGCAAGGGTTCTTCTATCCTTACTAACCTTCTAACCTTTTATTTATTTATAAAGAGAGGGAGAGGGCCGCAGGGAAAAAGAGCCTATAGGGGCAAGGTAGCCCTGGTTGGCAGGTTGACAGGTGCCGATCTCCTCCTTTTGAGGGGCTCCGCCTTACCCTTGGGGCATGGCATCCATCTCCCTCGACATCCGCTCAGAGCTACCCAAGGCCATCCGGTGGACTGACCAGATGACCAAGCAGTTGCCGTTTGCCATCTCTCAGGCCCTTAACTCCACAGCCTTTGATGCTCGCACGTCGATTAATGCTTCGACGAGGCAATACTTCAACAGTCCTACGAGGTTCATCCAAAACGCTTACAGGGTCGAGAAGAGCACCAAGCGCACCTTGACCGCGATCGTCTTTCCTGAGGCAAAGCGGCAGCCATACCTGCTGCGCAACATCACTGGCGGTCGACGCGGCACGAAGCCATTTGAGGCGAAGCTCATTGCCGCATCCTCTGGGGCTATCCAGAGCGGCTCCAAACTGGTTCCCGTTGGCATCAAGCGCAATGCCCAAGGCAACGTGTCTCTGGCGGCCTTGAAGCGCCTTACAGGGCAGATCGGACCAACAGGCCGCAACTCGGTTTTCATCGGCACGCCAAAAGGTGGCAACAGGCCACCAGGCGTCTATCAGCGCGTTGGTCAGAAGCTCAGGCCATTGTTCGTCAGCTTGCCATCTGCGAAATATCGGCCGATCTTTCCTGTGCAGCAGATCGGTACCAAGGTTGCCGAGCGGCGTTTCGGCGGCTATCTCCGCAGCAGCCTGGAAAGGGCGCTGGCGTCGGCGCGTTAATGTGGTGGCCTGGCGCAGTTGACGCTGCCCAAGCCGTGACCGATCTGATTCCGCAGACCGATGAGACAACGTTACGAGATCCCTCAGCCTGGGCAGCCGTTCGACCCGGCGATTTTTAGGCTCGGGTCACCTTGCAAGCGCAATCACCTTTGGGATGAAGGTGTAACGCTGCGAACCGTCAAGGGTAGAAGATGTATTTTGTGCGATCGCATTGATGCGCTTGAAAGGCAGCGCAAAAAACGAGAGGCCGACCCTGAAGGTCATAAGGCAAGAGTTGCCGCATATATGCGCGAAAGACGCGCCAAGGTAGGTAGGCCATCACGCGCCAAACACACCTCTGAATGGCACGAGGCTCGAATGCTAAACGCTGCGATAAAGCGTGCAGGACGGCTGCCATGTGTTGTGCGCTTGATCTATCGAGAACAGCAATCACGATGGCGCGATCATCCCGATGAGTATCGACAACATAAACAAGAAGAAGCAAGGCGTCGGCATCACTGGCGTTATATGGTCGACCAAGGCTTTAGGCTGTATCACCGCGGTAAGTCCAAACACCGCAAAGCTAAGCAACGTGGCAGCACGGCGTTGATGCTGACCGCTGATCAGCTATGGCGCAGGTGGGTTGAGTTTGATCATTGCTGTGCCTATTGCGGAACTGATGGAGACATGCACATAGAGCACGTCATCCCGATCAGCAAAGGCGGCGAGCACCACCTTGGCAATATCGTTCCTGCTTGCCAGCGTTGCAACTACAGCAAGAGCATCGCGCCGGTTGAAGGGTGGTACAAGGCTCAGCCTTTCTTCTCTGATGCCAAATGGGAAAAGATTCAGGCCATTTTGGCCAAATCAATGCCGATGACCGAGCAGCTTCCCATGCCCCTACCCCATTAACGGGTCCCTCTTGGCCCAAACCCGGCGGGTCATCGAAAAC